CCCTACTACGACGCCCTGATGCGCGCCTATGAGGCGTTCAAGCGCGGCAAGGAGCCGCCTGTCGAGGGCACGCCGCTCGACATGTGCACGGTGTTCACGCCCGCCGAGATCAAGCTGATGAAGACGGTCGGCGTGCGCGCCGTCGAGGACATGGCGGCATGGCCGGACGGCAATCTCGGGGTGTTCGGGATGGGCGCCGTGAAGCTGAAGCAGAGGGCGCAGGCCTGGCTGCTGTCGGCGAAGGACAAGGGCGCCGCGGCGGCGCAGATCGAGAAGCTGACGGCGGACCTGGAGACCGAGAAGCAGGCGAACGCCGAGTTGCGGGAGCAGCTGCGCGGCCTCGCGGCGCGGCTTGAGGCGCTGGAAGGGCCTAGGCCGACGCTCACCCTCAAGAGCAAGGATGCCGCCGCGTGACGACGCTCGCCGATATCCTGAACGCGGTCTGCGACGAAACGGGCATCGGCCGCCCGACGCAGTACTTCGGATCGACTGATCCAACTGCGCGGCAGCTGGTCGCGCTGGCGCAGACCGAAGGGCAGGACCTGGCGCGGCGGGCGCGGTGGGAAAACCTCATCCGCGAGACGACGCATACCGTGCTGGCGACCGAGGACCAGGGCGCGATCGCGACCATCGCCCCCGGCTTCCGGTCGTTCATCAGCCAGACGCAGTGGAACCGCTCGCGCCAGTGGCCGCTCGAAGGGCCGGACACGCCGCAAATCTGGCAGACCCGCAAGGCGACGGTGAACACCAGCATCTTCAACGCATTCCGGCTGCGCGGCGGGCACCTGTTCATCAACAGCCCGACGGCGGGCGAAACGGTCGCGTTCGAGTACAACAGCAAGTACTTCTGCGAGAGCGCAGCCGGCACCGACCAGACCGCGTGGGCGGCCGACACCGACGTGCCGCTGCTTGACGACTTCCTGATGAAGCTCGGGCTGATCTGGCGCTTCAAGCACAAGAAGGGCCTCGATTACGGCGAGGACTTCCGCCTGTACGAGGAGCGCGTTGCCGAAGCGGTCGCGCAGGACGGCGGCGCGACCGTGCTGAACATGGCCGACCCGCCGGCATACGCGCCGATGATCGGCGTGCCGGAGGGGAGCTGGGACCTGTGAGGTGATGCGATGGCCAGAGGGCTAGGCGGCGAAGGCGGCGCAAGGGGCGGGCGCGATCCCCAGGCGGGCGGTCAGCGGGATGTCGACCGCGCGCGCGGGGGCAGCGGCAATGGCGGCTTCGGCGGCGGGCGCACCGCCAGCGTGATCGGCAACAGGTTCGGCGCGCCGTCGGCATCGGCACAGGCGGCGGCCAAGGCCCGCAACACGCCCGCTCCCGGCCTTGCGGGCGGCTTCAACCCTCAGCACTTCGGCGGCCGCAGGACGGTCAATCCGACGCCCAGCTACGAGATGAACCTGCACAACATGATGGAGCTGGGGAAGATGATGCCCGGTCCCTCCATGGGGCTGCGCGGCCTTGGCGGCGCGGTCGGGCTTGGCGTCGGGCCGGACTTCACCGGCTCGCGCGGCATCGTGAACGGCCCCGGCGACTACGACCCGGCGAACCGCTTCGGCACCATGCGGTCGTTCGGAACCCCGCAGGCCATGACGCCGAACCGCGCACGGGCCGCCGCGCTCGGCCCGGTCAACCCCATGGTCGCGCCTGACTGGTGGCGGGTTCCGTTCTGATGATGCGCCGCGCCCTCGCCATAAACGCCCGCAAGCAGACCGTCGACAAGCAATGGACGACGCCTGCCACGGTCGACGGCTGGGACACCGAATCCTCGATTGCCGACATGCCGATCAAGAACGCGATCGTGCTCGACAACTTCTTTCCCGATCCGGGCCGCGTCCGGCTGCGCAACGGCCACACCGAGCACGCCAGCGGCATGGATGCGGCGGTCGAGAGCCTGATCGACTATGCGAGCGGGTCGACCACCAAGCTGCTGGCGGCGAGCGGCACCGAGATCCACGACGTGAGTTCGTCGGGCGCGGTCGGCGCCGCGCTGCAGTCCGGGCTCACCAACGCGCGCTTCCAGCACGTCAACATGGGCTCGGCGGCGGGCTCGCAGGTCGCGCTGCTGTTCAACGGCGCGGACGGCCCGCTGAGCTACAACGGCTCCGCGATCTCCAGCGCCAGCATCACGGGGCCGGGCTCGCCCGAGAACCTGATCAGCGCGTGCGTGTTCAAACGCCGCGTGTTCATGGTCGAGGAGAACAGCCTCAAGTTCTGGTATCTGGCGGTCGAGGCCATCACGGGCGCGGCGTCGGACTTCGATCTGGCCCCAGTGATGGGTGAGGGCGGGTACCTGATGGCGATCGGGTCGTGGTCGCGCGACGGCGGCGACGGGCCGGATGACGTGATCGCCTTCATCTCTTCGCGCGGCCAGATCGCCATCTATGCCGGCGACGATCCGGGCGACGCGGCGGCCTGGGGGCTGATCGGCGTGTTCAAGGTCGGCGCGCCGGTCGGCCGGCGCTGCATGATCAAGATCGGCGCGGACCTCATCATCATCACGCGCGACGGCTTCATTCCGATGTCGCAGTTCCTGATGTCGAGCCGCAGCGACCCGAACCGCGCGCTGAGCCGCCGGATCGCGAAGGCCGTCAGCGACGCAACGCGGCTCTACGGGTCGAATTTCGGCTGGCAGCCGGCCTATCACCCGGCCGGCAACATGGGCATCTTCAATGTGCCGATCAGCGCCACGGCGGCGCACCAGTATGTCGTCAACCCCCTGCATGGCGCGTGGTGCCGCTTCACCGGCCTCAACGCACGCTGCTGGGCGGTCTACAACGACCAGCTGTTCTTCGGCGGCAACGGCGGCAAGGTCTACCAGGCCGACAACGGCACGGATGACAACGACCTGACGATCCAGGCGGAGGTCCAGCAGGCGTACTCGTATTTCCGGGCGCCGGGCAGCATCAAGATTTGGAACCTCTGCCGGCCGCTGCTGCGCTCGACCGGCGCGCTGCCGATCTCAATCGGGATGGACGTGGATTTCGGCGACAGCGGCGCGCTGTCGACGCAGGCCTACGACGCGGGCGGCGCGTCGGTCTGGGACACCGCCGAATGGGGGACCGCGGCCTGGGGCGGCTCGGACCAGATCCAGAAGGTCTGGCGGTCGGTCGGTCGCATCGGTCACGCAGGGTCGTTCCGCATGGCGGTGAACATGAAGGGCGCCTCGATGGATTGGAGCGCGACCGATTGGGTCTATCAGCTGGGGGCGCAGGTATGAGGTTCGTCTGGCAGAGAGAGCACCAGGCGAAGCTGCTGGAATGGGCGGCGCTGCATGGCGCGCAGTTCGACCTTCGCGATCCGGTGAACGGCGCGCGGGCGATCGGCGTGATCGTCGGCGAAAAGCTGGTGGCGGCGTGCATCTACCATGCGTTCCGCCCGCAGACGCCGGACATCCAGATGACGATGGTCGCCGACACGCCGCGCTGGTGCACCAAGGGCGCGCTCCAGTTCCTGCTCGCCTATCCGTTCGAGACGCTCGGCTGCAAACGGGTGACCTGCATCATCGCGCGCAAGAACAAGCGCAGCCGGCGGCTGGTCGAAGGGCTGGGGTGGAAGCTGGAGGGCACCTGTCGCCGCGCCTGGGACGGCAGGCAGGACGCGATGGTCTACGGCATGTTGCGGGAGGAATGCCGGTGGCTCGACGTTGTGAAGGTGAAGGACGATGGGCAAGAAGAGCGGCGGGTCGCCTGACTATCCCGATCCGTCCAAGACGGCGGCGCAGCAGGCGGTGATGAACGAGAACACGGCGCGCGTCAACGCGACGCTGAATCGCATCAACCAGTACACGCCGTACGGGCAGCAGGTTTTCACCGACCTCGGGCGGCAGTGGGAACTCGCGAATCCCGGCCAGCCGAAGAGCAAGAACCCGTACAGGGACCAGTGGCGGAGCGACATCAAGCTGTCGCCGGACAGCGAGGCGGCGGTCAAGGCCGAGATGCTGAACTCGCGGCTGCTGCAGGAGCTCGGGACCGGCCAGATCGGGCGGATCGGCGAGGCGGTGTCGGGCGACCTCGATTTCTCGGGCCTGCCGGAACTGGCGGGCTCGGGCGGCTATGCGGACCAGCGCAAGGCTGTCGAGGACGCGCTGTATGGCCGCGCCACGTCGCGCCTCGATCCGCAGTTCGAGCAGCAGCAGCGGCAGCTTGAGACCTCGCTGGCGAACAAGGGCATCGCGATCGGCTCCGAGGCGTGGAACCGCGCGATGGACCAGTTCAGTCGCGCGCGGAACGATGCCTATGCCGGGGCGCGGAGCGACGCGATCTCGGGCGGCGGCGCCGAGCAGTCGCGGCTGTTCGGCCTCGACCTCGGGGCACGGCAGCAGGGCATCACCGAGGCGTTGACGCGGCGAAACCAGCCGCTCAACGAGCTGTCGGCGATCCTGAGCGGCGGGTCGGTCGCGACGCCGCAGTTCGCGCCGGCTGGCGCGGCGAGCGTGGCGCCGGTCGACTACACGTCGCTGGTCAACAACAAGTACCAGACCCAGGCGCAGGCCGCGCAGGCCAACCAGCAGAACTGGATGAACGGGTTGTTTGGCCTCGGGCAAGCCGGACTGACGGCTTACTTCGGGAGGTAGGCGATGGCGCGCACGATCTCATTCGGCGGCGGTCTGATCGAAGCTCCCGAGCCTCGGTACGTGCGCCAGCGCGCGATGGCCGACGCCCTGATGGGGCAGAACCGGCCCGTCATCTCCGGCTGGGGCGAGGGTGTGGCGAACCTGGCGCGCACCGCGGCGGCCGGGTTCATCAACAAGCGCGCCGAGACGGCCGAGCAAGCTGCGAACAAGGCCCGCGCCGGAGCGCTCCAGGGGATTTTCTCGGCGCCTGACCGTGACGCCGCGATCCAGTCGCTCGCGGCGTCGAACGATCCGGAACTCCAGAGCCTCGCCATGAACGTCCAGATGGCGCGGCTGTTGCAGGACCCGGCCGAGACCTACTCGACGCTGACCGACGCCGAGGAAAGGCAGCTCGGCCTCGATCCGAGCGGCGTCTATCAGCGCGGGGGCGTCGGCGGGAAGATCGACGTGCTGACGGCGCCGGTCGGGCCTGAAAAGCCTACGGACGACATGCGTGAATACGAGAGGGCCGTGGCGCAGGGCTTCCAAGGCACGTTCATGGATTACCAGACCGCGCTCAGGAAGGCGGGGGCTGGATCGACCAACACGACGATCTACAACAAGGACTATGGCCCGATCCCGGACGGCTATCGCCTGGTCGATACGCCGGAAGGCGTGCGGATGGAGAAGGTGCCGGGCAGCCCAGCCGATCAGGCGGCGCAGAACCGGGCGGCGGCACAAGAGCAGACCGCCGACATCGTCACCACCGACATCAACCGTGCGCTTGAGCAGATGGACAAGGCCATCCTGCCAACCACAGGCATGGTCGGCGATTGGCTGAAGGACGTTCCAAACACTGCGGCGCACGACGTGGCGGGGCTCGTGAAAACCATCAGGGGCAACATCGGCATCGACAAACTGCAGGCCATGCGCATGCAGTCGCCGACCGGCGGTGCGCTCGGCAGCGTGACGGAGCAGGAACTGGCGACGCTGCAATCCGTGATCGGGAATCTTGAGCAGTCGCAATCCGACGATCAGTTCCGCGAAAACCTCAAGCGCGTCTACAACACCTATCTCGACACGGTGCACGGC